TATTTGACTCTCATGATGAAGTTAAACGTAGGGTATATATGGCACTTGTAGAATGTGCTAAAATGGCTTATAGGGATGGTAAAAAAGTACAATTTGTACTTGATGATATGGGTATAGAATTATTAGATGTACCTGAATTACAACTTGAAAATTCTGAATTTGGTGTTTATATTTCCAATGCTACAAAAGATCAAACAGTTGTTCAAACGCTTAAACAATTGGCTCAAGCAGCTATTCAGTCTGATAAAGCTGATTTGTCTACTATTATTGACACCATTGTTAATGACAATCCTAGGGACATCATTAGGTTGTTACAGAATAATGAGCAGGCTAAACAACAGCGTGATGCACAATCTGCACAGCAACAACAACAAATGCAACAGCAACAGTTAGAAATGCAAATGCAGATGAAGCAACAAGAGATGAATCTTAAACAATATGAAGTTGATAGTAATAATCAAACTAAGATTCAGGTTGCTGAGATAAATGCTATGCGTAGTATGACAGGTCCTAGTGATGTTAATGAAAACAAAATACCTGATCCTATGGAAGTAGCTAATGCATCATTAAAAGAACGTGAGATAGCATCTAAATCATTTAGTGAGCAAGCTAAACTAATGCAGGATTCAAATAAACACAATAAACAAATGCAACTTAAAGAAAAAGAGATGCAGATGAAAAAAGATATTGAAGATAAAAAACTTGAAGCTATTAAAATACAAAATCAAAATCAAATTGAATTAGCTAATAAAAAAGCACAACTTGATAAAGAAATGGCTAATAAAAAACTTGAACTTGAAAAATTAAAAATAAAAGCATCAAATAATAATAAAACTAAAAAATAAAAACAATGGCTTTAGATATAAACAGTTTTAAAAAACAAAATACAGGTAAAAATCCTATGATATCTGATGAGGTAATCAGTTATTTAAACATGCGTATTGAACAAGAAGAGTTATCTTCAAGGATGTATTTATCCATGAGTATGTGGTTAAATAACAAAGGTTATACTGGCGCAGCATCTTTATGGAAAAAATATTCACAAGAAGAATTAGCACATTCTGATTGGTCACGTGAATATTTATTAGCTATGGGTGTTCAACCTGATACTCCTGCTTTAAAATCACCTTCACAAAATTATCAAGGTTTACCTCAAATTATTAAACTTTCATATGAACATGAAATAACTATTACTAAGCAATGTAAAGAATTAGCTAGTAACGCTATGAAAAAAGGTGATTTTATGTTATTTGAATTAGCTGGTAAATTTTTAAAAGAGCAAATTGAAGAACATGATAAGATGCAAAACTGGATGGATAAGTTAGATGCTTTTGGTACAGATCAAATTGCTCTGCGTCTTTTAGATAATGAAATGGCTGGATAATAATAAATAAAACAATGATTGATATAAACAAACCAATAGGACAACCAAAAGGTAAATCCTCAAGTAAAGCTGAAGAGTTTTTTGGTAAACTTTTCCAATTAAGAGATCAAATTCATCTCACCCATCTCAAAGTATCAGGACCAGGATCATATGCTGCCCATAAGGCTTTAAATGAGTTTTATGATGGGTTATTGGATCATATTGATACTTTAATTGAAAGTTATCAAGGTAAATATGGTATTATTACTGTAAATATACCTGCTTCATCTGCAGTAGAACCTGAAATGGCACTTGAAATGTTAGCTAAATTAACTGATGATGGTAATGCATACATTATGTTCAAAGAAACATGGATACAAAACCAAATTGATGAAATTAGTACGTTAACATACCAAACTTTATACAAACTGAAAAACCTGGCATAATAAAACGCCATATGTTTTATTACGTATTTTAGAAAGTTTTGTAAATTATATAACAAGAAGTATTATATTTAACATTATAACAACATGGCAAAAAGTAAAAGTACAGAAGAAACAGCAGGAACAAGTCCTTTTGGAGGGTTTAAAATTCTACAAGGTGAATTTCCACCCCCACCTGCAACTGATGATATTCAGGATGGTGATGATGTAGCATTAGTTGATAAAACTGATGATGCAGAAGAAGAACAAACTGATGATCAAAAGCAAAGGATGCTTGAAGCTGACAAGAAGCTAGAAAAAGTAGCTGAAAAAGCAGCTAAAAATTCTAAAAAAACTGAAGATGTTGCTCAAGATGAAACAGATGAAGAAGCTGAAGATGAAGTTGAAGATGATACTGATACTGATAATCTGGCAGATGAGTCTGATGATGACAACACTGAGTCACCGCTCAAAGAATTTGCTAAATCTCTTTACAACAAAGGGGTTTTGGATTTTGATGATAGTGATGAAGAGTTTGAAGACAGTGAAGAAGGTCTTGAAAAACTGGTTAACAAGACTGTAGAAAACAGGATTAATGATTGGGTATCCAATTTACCTGATGAATACAGTAAATTTTTAGAGTTTGTTCAAAATGGTGGTCAACCTAAAGATTTCCTTAATGTATATTACGGTAATCACTCTTGGGAAAACTACAAAGTAGAAAATGAAAGTCAACAAATAGTAGCTGTTGAAGAGTCCCTAAGACTTACAGGTGAAACTGAAGAAGATATTAGGGATATGGTTGAAGAATGGCGTGATAATGGTACTTTAGAAAAACGTGCTAAATCAGCTTTAACTAAACTTCAACGTATAGAAGCAAGTCAAAAACAAGAACTTGTAGAAATACAAAAACAACAAGCTGCAAAACAAAAAGCTGCACAAAAACAATACTGGGATAATTTTAAAAACAGTTTGTTTGAACGTGAAGACATTAAAGGGTTTAAATTAACTCCTAAAATGAAAGAACAGCTTTGGCATCATATGACTGCTATAGATAAGTCCACTGGTAAAACAGGTTATCAGATGGCAGTAGAGCAGGATAATGAAGCTTCACTGTTGTTTGCTTTACAATCAATGTTAGGTTTTGACATTAAGAAACTTGAAAAACAAGTTGAAAGTAAAGTAAGTAACAAATTCAGCAAAATGCTGAAAAATTACAATAAATCATCTAAAGAGAAAATTTCTTCAGGTGGTACACAAGATTTTGGTGGTGGGAATAATCCATTCTCAGGCTTTAAATCTGTTAAACTTTGATATCTATAAACAATATAAAAATAAAACAAAATGCAATTATCTGATTTACAGATAAGTACTGGTAACTGGCACACTGGCCTAACCCAGGCAACTCACTTATCTAACTTCTTTTTAACTGAGCCAGCATTGGCTTCTGAAGTAATCACTCGTGTATATAACAAGATGAATGGTTACAAAAATGCATTGTCATTCCTTACTTCTGGTACTGGTCGTACTAAAGGTTTGGATAACATTGTATATCGTTGGCCTTTAATGGGAGATAGCCAAAAAGCTGTTCCTATTTCTGTTGCTCAATCTACCTATGGTGATGGTGGTTCTACACCTGGTATTGCTAACTCTACATTCCGTGTAGGTTTACCTGAAAAATGGTTTACTATTGGTGATGTATTGGTAGCTGATGACAACCAATATTTATTCCGTGTAATGGAAGAGCCTTATCAAGATGGTGTTGATTATGTTTACACTTTGCAATTGATCACTAAAGATCCAGCTGCTTATGTACCTCAATCACTTCTTGGAATTGGTAAAGAATTATCTAAAGACTACAACGTAGTTGAACATGATCATTCTCGTACTTCTGGTGACACTACTTATGCAACTCCTTTCATGATGGAGAACTACATGACTACTTTCCGTAAAATGTATGCTGTATCTGGAGCTGCTCAAGCTAAAGTTCTTAAAATAGGATTAATGAACCCACAAGGTAAAGAAGTATCTTATACTTGGGTTAAATATGCTGAATGGGAATTTTGGGCACAATGGATGGATGAAATGGAAATTGCTTACATCTATGGTAAAGGTAACGTGAATAAAAATGGTACTACTGCTATGAAAGGTGCTTCTGGTAACCCAGTTTATACTGGTGCTGGTTTAGAAGAGCAAATTGCTCCTGCTAACAAGCGTAAGTATACTACTCTTACTGAGCAAGTTCTTCGTGATTTCATGGATGATCTTTCTTATAACGGTACTGAAGATGGTCCACGTGAGTATGTTGCTCTTTGTGGTCGTCAGTTCATGAACCTTTTTGATCAAGCTATGAAAAAATCTGCTTCTAACTTTACTTTAGTTGACAGCAAATTCATCACTGGTTCTGGTCAAGAACTTATCTTAGGTGGTCAGTTCAAAACTTATATCGGTTTGAATGGTGATAAAATTACTTTAAAAGAGTGTCCTCTTTATAATTCAGTTGTACGTAACCGTCAGCTTCACCCACAAACTGGTAAACCAGCTGAATCTTACAAAGCTACTTTCCTTAACTTCAAGATTAACTCTAACGGAGAATCTAACGTTATGAAAGTTTACCATAATGGACGTGAAATGGCTTCTACTTACATTGAAGGATTATGTTCACCTTATGGTATGAAGAAAAATGGTACTTCTAGTTCACCTGTAGATGGATATGAATTCCATGTATTAAGTGAGTGTGGTATCATGTTGAAAGATCCTACCGATGCAGGACAATTCATCCTGGATGTTGAATCTATCTCTTAATTGTTATATAGGCTTTGAAGGGTGTGCCTTAAACACCCTTTATTTTTAAAACAACAACAACAAAAACAACAAAAGTAAAAGTATGAAATTTGAAGGACCTAAGTCTGTAAAGATTAAAAAATGCCCAAAAGTAGGATATTTTGGTTTAGTATCTTACCCAAAATCAGTAACAACAATAGGTTGTCAACTTGGTTCAAAAGGTGGTTATAACACTGGTTTAACTGAGGATGAAGAACGCTATTTTGAAAAAGCACTTGATTTACAACCCAACCAATTAAATAAACATAGCAAATGGTGGGGTGATGTTTTTAATGTTGAATATGCTATACGCTTAAACAACACAAAAACCACTGAATTAATTATGGATAATCCAGTTAATCAGTTAAAATATAAAGTACTTTTATCCCACACAGATGTTGCTAACTCTGAGTTGGAAAAAAATAAACCAGGTGTTCAGTTTTACATTGATGATGAAGAACTGAAAGCAAAAGAAGAACTTAAGACTCTTAACTTTGAACTTGAAGGTATGAAACTAATTATTGGTTTCACACCAGATGAAAAGAAAGGTGCTCTACGCTTATTTGGTAAGATTGGTTTAGATACCATGAGTGAAGATGTAGCTAGCAGTTACCTAATGCAAGAAATGAAAAGAGATCCTAAGAAATTCTTTGACATAGTCACTGATAAAGAAATGAAAACTAAAATGTTTATTTCTGAATTAAGTGAACGTAAGATTTTAACACGTACAGGTAATATGTTTAAATATGGTGATGATATCATAGCTAATAGTACATCTGAATGTGTTGAATACCTTAATGATCCTAAAAATCAATCTGTTAGATTGGCTTTAGAAACTAAATTAAAGAAACATAAAAAAGCGTAATAACCTTGACAATAGCTGAAGCACATAGAGCATTTAGGTTTGGTCTTGATAAGATGGATGGTTTAAATTATCCAAACTTCTTACCTGAAGAAATTGATTTACTTTTAAATCAGGCACAAGAACGGATAATTAAACAACGTTATGGTAAAAATAATATCAAACGTGCATCATTTGAAGAAGAACAAAAACGGACTGAAGATTTAAAAGAAATCATTCAAACCAGGATTGCTTTACCTCAAACTCCAGGTATTTATGGTAATTCAGCTAGTAATGCTACGTTTTTTGATTTAACTGATGATCATTGGTTTATTATTTGGGAAAAAGCAATTATTAACTGTCCAAGTTGTAATGTAAATAACCAATTACCACCAAGAAATCCTTAAATTAAAATCATATGGCAATAGGACCTCCTCCTCCTCCAGTAGACCCAAATCCTCCTGTAAGTGGGATTGAGGTTGAAGTAAGACCAGTAACACATCTGGAACTTGAAAAGATTAAGAATGATCCTTTTAAAGGTCCTGATCAAACTAAGGTTTTACGTTTGATGTACAAGAATAATGTTGAAATTATTCCTGCAACAGGTTGTACAGCAGTTAGGTATATGTACAGATATATAGCTAAACCAACACCTGTGTCACTGCAAAATAATGTCACATTTGTATTATCTGAACATATGCATCAAGAAATAGTTGATGAAGCTATTAAGATAGCATTAGAAGGTATAGAAGCTAAGCGTAATCAAACATTTACACCAATTGTAGATAACCAAAAAGAATAAAAAAATTAAAAAATGGCTAACATAAAAAATATCAAACCTGCATACTTCTTAGGAAGTTTGCTAACAAATCCTAAAGTTTTAGGTGGTAAAGTAGCTGAGATGATCACTGCTTTAACTGAAAAAAGCACTGTTACACAGGCTACAAGTATATCAACAGGAGTTACTATCAATGCTCAATCAGGTGTTATTACAACTGTAGCATTATCAACTGCTGCTGATACTGATTGTGGTTCATTTACTGTTACTAACAATAAATGTTACTCAAACTCAGTAGTACTTTTAACTGTAGTTAATAGTGGTGCTGGTGCACCTATAGCAACTGTTACATCTGTAAGCAATGGTTCATTCATTGTTAAATTACGTAATGTACACAGCGCTACTGCACTTAACAGCGTATTAAAATTAAACTATCAAATAATCTAAATTATTAATATTAAAACACAAAAAAATGAATAACTTACAAAGAGTTCAAAACATCTTCATCAGTAACGGTAGTGCTACTCCTGCTGGTGGTTCTGCTATTACCTCTGTTACACCTGGTGTAATTGGAGTATATGGCACTGGTATGGCTGCTTTAACTGCAGGTAATACCGTATCAACTAGCACTAATACTGGTGCAATCTACATGGTAGAAGGTAAAACTGACGCTAGCGGTGTTAGTTATGTTAAACGTTCATCTAAAATAGATGGAATGTCTATACTTAGCTATCAAGCTGAATCTTATGCTCCTGCTCAACGTCAAGTATGGTCTATTGGTTTTAACCGTGCTACTTCAGCTGGTCTTATTGAAGTGAATAATGATGTTAACTATAACTTCAGCATTCGTTTTAAGAATGACAAATGGTTATATTCAGAACGTCCTGAACTTCTTAATATCAACTTCCAATCTTCAAGTACTGCTACTCAATTAAGCATTGCTACTCAAGTTGCTAACTCTATCAATAACAGTGCTTACAAAAAGCAAGTTGTTGCTATTGTAGTTGGTGATGGTACTGGTGTTTATGGTGTAACTGGTGCTAGCAACTTTGGTGTTGAAATTACTGCTAAAGATGTTGATCAGTTCTTTAACAGCACTTATACTCCTAATAAAGTATATTTCTCTGTTCAAGTAAATGATGCTACTGGTTTTGGTACTTCTACAACTTGTACTGAAATACAAGCTTTTGATCCAGGTGTTGGTACTTACGATCAAGTTTATATGCTTGAAAACAAATGTTTTGGTTATGAAGGTGTTGCTAATCGTCGTCAGTGGCCTATCCCTGTATTAGACTATTCAGCAAGTTCATCTTATGTTCTTAGTGCTGCTATTGCACCTACTGTAACAGGTACTATTGGTGAAGATAAAGTTACTTTCAGTGCTACTGTTGCTGCTATCCTACGTGCTGGTGAAAAAGTAGAATTAGGTGGAGTTAACTATGAAATTAAATATTTCATTAGTTCAACTGTTGCTGTTCTTACTTCAGTTCTAGTTGCTGGTTTAGCTGCTGCTGCTGCTAAAGTACGTTATCAATATGATGTTATTACTGTAGAATATAACGACGCTATTAATACTCCTACTGGTGTTGTTGCTGTAGCTAATAAGTCAGCAGTTATTGCAATGCCTGCTATTGATGCAGGTGGTGCTTATAGCTCTACTTCAGCTATTGGAACAGCTATTTTAGCTATATTGAATCCTTGGATGGCTTCTACAGCTAAAGCTCCAGCTAACGTTTCTTTATAATACTTTTACCCCCTTGTTGTTTGTCCCAGGCTGTTTGGTGTCCTACCGCAGCTTGGGGCTTTTTTAATTTTATTGTTCATGGTTCATGAACATTTAACAAATGAACATTGATATAAAATGGCATTAGAACCAAAAATAAAACTTTGCCTTGCAGCTAATTGCACAGGCTTAACTTTCTATGAGGAAACTGGGGTATATAATGCAGCCACTAACCCTGGTGGTTATGGTGCACCTAACCCTACTTTAGCTAGCGTAGATCATGCTGAATTATTAATTTGGCCTTTATACAGTCTTACAAACTACGTAGCTCCTACTTACAACCTCACAATCACTCCTTCTGACAATCCTGATCTTGGTACATCCATTCTTCCTGATTTAAATATCCAGGATGGATTTTGGTATTTTGTATACAACCTATATGATGCTGCTGATCAATTAATAGCCACTGTTGAACAGGGTTATTATTACTATTGCAACACTGAATGTTGTGTTAGTAAATTATTATCAGCTATTGATTTAGATAGTTGTATGTGTACAAAAGAACACTTAAAAGATATAGAGAAATATACTAGAGCTAAGGTTTTACTTGAGTCTTTAAAAAATGCTGCTAGCTGTTATAATGATTCACTGTTTACAAAAATAAAAACAGCATTAAACAGTTTGTGTGCAAGTGTTGACTGTAAATCTTGCGGTTAATTAAAAACAAATAAATAATATACACATGTGTAATTGTAATGATAATATAAATTCAGTAACTGTTTATACTGGTCCTGCTGGACCTACAGGTCCTCAAGGTCCTGCTGGCAATGATTCAATATTAACAGGTACTTCTACAAGTAACTTAGCTGCCACTACTGGTACTAAGACTATAGTAACTCAAGCTAATATATCTTGGGCACCTGGTATGCGTTTAAGGGTATCTGATGGTGCTCCAGCTACACCAAGAATTATGGAAGGTGAAGTATCAACTTATACAGGTACTACATTAGTACTTAATGTTGATTACACTGAAGGTCCTGCAAGTTTATGGAATAACTGGGTAATAGGTGTTAGTGGTGCAGTAGGTCCTACTGGTCCAACAGGTGCTACTGGTGCAACTGGTGCAGCAGGCGCTGATTCTTTTGATTTATTACAGAATGCTATATTCTTTTCAGGTTCAACATATACACTAACTGTACAAAATAGTACTACTTGGATGTCATATGGTATGATATTGTATATTGCTAACCCAGCTACTGCTGTAGTAGCAGGTTATTATCAAGTAACTAATATATTAAGTATAAATCAGGTTATTGTATCTGATTTAGGTTACCCTGGTAATAGTACTGCTAATTTAACAGGTGCATTGCCTTTAGCAATGACTATTAGTGCTGCAGGTATTAGAGGTGCTGTAGGTACTACTGGAGCTGCTGGTCCTGCTAATAGCTTAAGTATTGGTTCTGTAGGTGCAGGTACTGCAGCTGCTAGTATAACTGGTACAGCCCCATCACAAATACTTAACTTAACATTACCTTATGGTCCTGCAGGTGCATCTGCATATACTACATTTACAACATCAACATATCCTACAGGATCTGTTTATTTTCCATTATTAACTAATGCTTATGATGTAGATGTTATGAGCACTGCCTGGATGGCACAATCTAACCCACCTTATTCTGGACCACCTTATGATGGCCAAATGATATTTATACAAGGTGCTGGTTATTTTCAAGTTATTAGTGTAAATAATGCTACTAGTGTTACTGTTTATGACCCAGGTTATTCAGGTAATAACTTAGGTTTAGCAACTCCTGCTGGAGCAGTTACTAGTGCTGGTGTACAAGGTGCATCAGGAGCCACAACAGGTAGTGTAGTATCAGGTATTAGTGATGGTGCTGGTAATACAGCTTCAGGTACTTCATATTACACATTGATTGGTAATTTAGTACATGTAGAAATAGAAATTGATTTAACTACATTAACTAGTACTAGTAGTGGTCAATTTTATGTAACATTACCTTATACACCTGTTGCAGCTAAAGTTTCAAATGGTTTATTAATGTATGGTGGTTTTGTTTCATATGCTAGTAGTGGTGTTCAATACCCTATACAAGTTAAAATAAACAATACTAATACTCAAGGTTTATTATATTTTACATTTGTCACTGGTAGTAATATTAGGTTAAGGAACTTTACAGACAGTCAACCTGAATCATTAACTACTAATGATGTTTTAAACTTTAGCTTTACTTACGAAAAAGCATAATAATGACACAAGAACAAATAATAAACGTAATATACAGGTTACAATGTTGTTCATCAACTATTGCTGCTGAACTATCAACATTGTTATTAACTGGTGATAAATCTTGTAAATCAAGGTTTAGTAATTTATTATTGTTAAATGATTACATTACACAATTTAAAAAATACAATACTGTTGCTGGCTCTATAAACTGTATCACAGAAGAACAATTTACAGCAATGTATAATAATGCTTCTGAATTGTGTAAACTTTGTGATTGTGGTACACCATTTCAATCTTATAATAGTCCTTATACTGCACCACTTGCTAATATAACTTTAAGTCCATCACCTGCTTTAGTTGATGATAAGTTAATACGTAGCATACCTTTTACATTTGCAAATACAATTGATGCAACTATAACAAGGACTAGCAGTAAGAATATGATTACTTATGCTTTACAAAGGAGTTATGATAATTCATCATGGACTACTTTGTCAAGTAACGATGCTACAAACCCTGTTACAACAATACTAGGTTTAACTGATTTGGCTCAACCAGCTAATCAAAATAATTATTATGTGAGGGCTTTTGTTTCAGATGAACAAGTGCCTGCTGGTCAAGCAATATCTGCAGTAGCATCATTTGGTATTTATCAACCTGTATTGTATGGTTATACTACTCAATCTAACCCTACACTTGTAGATTTAACTACATTAGTACCTGTACCACAAGGTGCTGGTTCTGGTCAATTAGATTATGCAAACAGTTCTGCAGATAAAACCATAAACGGTTTATTTTTTAATTTTAATGCTAACCCTAACTTTAGGTTTTGTATAGCTTATGATAATTCTTATGGTACTTTAACTTCATTTAGCGATGGGTTTTTTAATTACATAAGTAACTTTACAAGTAATACACAAACATTAACATTTGGGGATGGCACAGTAAAAACATACAAAGTGTATGTATATAACTTAACTATTAGTTCAGGTACATATACTATAAACACCTACTAAAATGGCAATTAATTTACCTACAGGATTTTTTAGGACAACTAATGAACCTTTAGATGTTCGTTATTTGGCTAGTGGGTTAACACCCTATAGTTCTGTTGCTGCAGCTAATGCAGCTATAGAATCTTCTGTTAGGTATATAGGTCAATTTGTAAATATAAACAATCAGTTATACTGGTATCAAAATGGTATTGCTGATGGTAATTTAGTAGCTTTTGCAGGTGGTGGGGGCGGTGGTAGTGGTACTGTAACAAGTGTATCTGTAACAACAGCTAATGGTGTTTCAGGTACTGTTTCAAACCCTACAACAACACCAGCTATTTCATTAAGCTTAGGTGCTATTACACCAAGTTCTGTTGCTGCTACAGGTACTGTTACAGGTAGTAATTTAAGTGGTACTAATACTGGTGATCAGGATTTATCAAACTTAGTTGTTAAAAATCCTACTATTACTGGTGCCACAAAAACTAAAATAACATATGACAGTAAAGGTTTAGTAACTAGTGGTTCAGATGCTACAACTGCTGATATAGCAGATACTACTGATAAACGTTACCAAACTGACAACCAAAAGTTATATAATGATGCTACAAGTTCTATTCAAACACAATTGAATAGTAAAGTTACAGGTGTTACTGCAAGTTCACCTATAACATCATCTGGTGGTACATCACCTGTTATATCAACATCTATGTCTACCAATAAATTAATTGGTAGGTCTAGTGCTGGTACAGGTAGTATGGAAGAAATTACTGTAGGTACAGGTTTATCATTATCAGGTGGTACATTAAGTAGCACAAGTACTGGTAGTGGTATATTAAGTGGTACAGCATCAGGTACAGATACTTATACAGTAACTATATCTGGTGTAACAGCTTATAACAATCAGGATGCTTACTTAATTAGGTTTACTAATGGTAATACAACTGGTTGTACATTAAATATTAACTCTATAGGTGCTGTAACATTATACAGAAATAATGATGGTGCTTTAATAGGTGGTGATATTATTGATGGTGCTGAAATGTTGTGTATTTATAATTCAACATTAAGTGGTTTTCAAGTTATTGGTACTGCACCTAATACATTATTAGCTTATGTTACTAATGCTGAAACTAGTACTATAACTAAAGGTCAAGCAGTATATGCTTTTGGTGGTACTGGTGACCGTTTAAAAGTTAAATTAGCTTATAACACAAGTGATGCAACATCAGCTAGCACATTAGGTATTGTATTATCAACATCTATTGCAGCTAACCAAAAAGGTTTAATTATAATGCAAGGTCAGCTAGATGGATTAAGTTTATTTCCTACAGCTACATGGGCAGATGGTGATCCTGTTTTTCTTAGTGCGACACCTGGTGGTGTAACTAAAACAAAACAATATGCACCTAATCATTTGGTGTATTTAGGTGTTGTAACTACAGCAAGTAATGGTAGTGCTGGTAGAATGTATGTTAAAGTACAAAATGGTTATGAATTAGATGAACTACATAATGTTCAAGCACAGAGTCCTAATAATAATGATACACTTTATTATGACAACTCTGTAAGTCAGTGGAAAACTAATTCAATAGCTGGTATATTAGGTTATACACCTGCTAATGCTAGTACAGCTGTAACTTCTGTAACAGGTACAAGTCCTATTTCAAGTTCAGGTGGTACTACACCAGCTATAAGTATATCACAAGCTACTGCAAGTACTAGTGGTTATTTAAGCAGTACAGACTGGAATACATTTAACAACAAACAACCTGCAGGTGCTTATTTGACTTCTGTAACTGCAGATTCACCATTATCAGGTTTAGGTACATCAGGTAGTCATTTAACAATACCTGCTGCAACTTCAAGTGTAAATGGGTATTTGAGTAGTACAGATTGGAGTACTTTTAATAGTAAACAACCTGCTTTAAGTGGTACTGGTTTTGTAAAAATTAATGGTACTACAATAAGCTACGATAATTCAACTTATTATTTAGCTTCTAATCCTAATGGTTATACTAGTAACTTAGGGACTGTTACAAGTGTTGGGTTATCTTCTTCTACAACAGGAGTAACTATTGGTTCAACACCTGTAACTACAAGTGGAACAATTTCTTTAGCTATTGCTACTGCAAGTGGTTCACAACAAGGTTTATTATCAAGTACTGACTGGAATACTTTTAATAATAAACAAAATGCTTTTGGTAGTCAAACAGGTAATACTTTTTTTGCAGCTCCTGATGGTGCACCAGGTGTACCTAGCTTCAGACAAATTGTTGCTGCTGATATACCAACGTTAAACCAAAATACTACTGGCAGTGCTGGTAGTGTTGTAAACAATTTAACATTTGATAATACTGGTTCAGGTAGTTCAAGTGGTGTAACATTTAATGGTTCATCTGCTAAAACTATCTCATACAATACAATAGGTGCACAAGCATCTTCAACAAATTTAACAAGTCTTGCTGCTTTAAGTTATGCAAGTACTTCATTTGTTAAAATGACTGCTTCTGGCACATTTAGTTTAGATACTAATACATATGTTACATCAGGTGCTTTAAGCTCTTATGTACCATATACAGGTGCTGTAAGTAATGTTGCTTTAGGTACTTTTAGTCTTACATCGGATAATGGTGCTTATGATACTGAAATATCACCTACCTTTGTTAAGGCAAAAAACTTAACAGCTACTGAATTTTCTAGTATGTATTATGATCATTTTGAAGTAAGTAATACTATTTCAATGTCTACAATGCAGATGAATTCTTCAGGATTAGTTTTCCCTAATGGTAGTACACAAACTACAGCAGGTTTAACTGGTTCAGGTTCATCAGGTCAAGTATCTTACTGGAATGGTTCAACTTCACAAGCAGGCACAAGTAATTTGTTTTGGGATAGTGGTAATAATAGATTAGGTATAAATAATGCATCACCATTGTATGATTTAGATGTATCTGGTACTGCAAAATCTAATACAGTACGTGTAGATAATATAGGTGCTGATACATTTCAAATATTTGATGGTGGTGGTACTAAACAATTATATATTGATAGTACAAACCAGTTTGCATTTAATGCTGCATCAGGTCCTATATATTTTGGGGCATTTGGTGCACCTACATTTGGTAGGGCAGGTTTTAGTATACCAGGTAATGTAGTATTTGTTGTTGACGCTGTAACAGCTAGGACAGGTTTTGGTGGTGGTATTAACTTAATATTTAATTCACCAGATGCTTTAGTTGAAATTCAAGGTAAAGCTGATGAAAAACAATTATCTGTAAAAGGTAATGCTGGTCAAACTAGTGATATTGCAGAATTTAAATCTAATGGTACTAAAACAGTTTATGTTGACAGTACAGGTAGATTAGTATCAACAACTATGGCAATACCTACTGCTGCTCCTGCAAGCGCAATAGCAGGTAGTATGTATATTGATACTACAACTAATTTTTTATGGGTACATAACGGTACAAGTTGGGTATCAACATTATTAACTTAAAATTATGGAAATACAAGATATAACAATATGGTCTAAAGGTGAAACAAAAACAGCTACACAAATTAAAGTAGCACTAACAGGTGATGACTTGAGTAGTAAAGCTGTATTTTATTATGAACTTTTAACTGCAGATAATATTCAATTAATAGGTGGTACTGTTGAAATGAAAGGTTCTGATTATACAAATTGGAATGGATCAAATCAAGCTGCTTATCAATTTGTAGCACAAAAATTAAATATTAATTTAAAATAACAATGGAAAAAAAGATAGAACAAAACGCACAGGATTTACTTAATTTAATCCACAACACACCTTTAACAACATCACAACGTGAAAGTTTATTAAAAGGTTTAGAAACAATTTATAAATTAGCATCTGATTATTTAAAATTAGAAGCTGCAAAAGAAGAAGAAAAAACAAAAGTTTAAACTATAAAAACATATTAAAATGATTAGAGCAGACCAAAGTAAACAGTATCTAAGTGAATTATTACAAATTACTAAAGCTAATTTAGTAGCTTGTGGTTTTCAAAAATTAACTGTAGATGGTACAGTTGGTGGTGTATCCCTAACTGTTCCTTCAAATGCACGCTATGCACTTTGTGTAGTAGAATCTACTATAACATCTGGTCCAGCAATACGTTATTTAGAATTAGGTGGGGTAACACCTCCTACAGCTAGTAACGGTATTCCTAGAGCTAACTATGAAATATTTGACCTTCAAGGTTATCAAAACATGGTTAATTTTAGAGCAATACAGTTTGGAGCAGGTACACATAGCATTCAAGTTCAATATTATAAATAATGGCTAACATAAGACATAATCTTAAAAATCTACTGTTAAAAGGCAAGTCTTTTGTGTCAGTCATTAACAGTAGTAAAGAAAATATTTTAAACGGTAATCTTGATAAAAGAGGGTGGCAAAGTGTGTCTGCTGGTGGCGGTGATGATTTTGCAGGAATATTTTTATCAGCTGCTGGTATTACTGATCCTACCATAACAAGTGCTGTTTATACATTAGTTAATGATTTAAATGGTTACGGGTTATGGTCTAAGATGTTAGGCATATATCCATTAGTGGGTGGTACTGCAAGTTCACATGCATGGAATTTAAGAGATACTACTAAACTAAAAATGCGTTGGGTTGGTGGTATGACTCATGACTCTAATGGTGTTACAGGTAATGGAACTAACTCTTACGGTCAACCTGATATAACAGGAACAACGGGTATTAATGCAACAAACTATCCACCTTTAACAGCAACAAACTACGGTATATCATTATATCAAAGGAATACATCTGCTGAGTATATTCCACAATTTGGTTTTGGTTATGCAAATGGATATGTAATGTGTTCTTATGCTGGTGGTACTCAAAACTATTTTATAGGTATTACTGCATCACCCAATAATGCAACAAACCCAAATAAAACAGGTTTATTCCACATGTATGGAGGTTCAGGAGTTGGTTCTGGTATAGTTAACGGAACTAAGATAGTAACTGGTACAGGCGGTCAATTACCAAGTACTGGATTAGGTACTTTTTTATGGTTTGCTGGTAATAATGGAGGTGGGTATTCAAATCGTAACTTTGCATTCTTTACAGTATCGGAATATTTAAATGATACCGAAGCTGCTAATCTTTATACCTCTATACAAAAAT